CCTAGTTCAAGGATATACTTCAAGAAAAGAAAAAAGAGTAATAGCTTATGGAAGTTCTGGAGCAATGATTAGTATGCCTAAAGATATGATTGGAAAAGAAGGAATAGTAATTATTATCCCAAAAGATTCTCTTGATAATTTAAATGAGGGAATAGTTTCAGTACTTTAAAATGAAATTTAGTAAATCTACTGCTGAAAGAATAATTTTATCTTTAAGTAAACCAAGTTATAGTTTAAAATTAACACGTGAATTAAATATTAGTGTTTCAAATATCTCTAGAGTTTTAGCCACATTAAGAAAAGAAAAATTAATTAGAGATATTGAATCTCCAAATAGAAGAACTAAACTAATTGAGATAACTGAAAAAGGGATAGAAATTAGAAAATGCTTACTTAGATTAAAGGAGTTAGAATGAAAGAATTTACAAAATATAAAAAGATAAAGCGATTAGGAGATGAAGAGAACAAAGAAATATTTGCTGATAAAGAAGATTTAATTTATATTCAAGAAAAAGTAGATGGTGCAAATTTTAGATTTTATATAACTGAAAAAGGAGAATTAATCTTTGGAAGTAGAACCCAAGAGATTAGAGAAGATGATAAGTCCCATAAGAATTTTATGAGAGCAGTAAACCATATTAGAGAAAAATTAAAAGGAAAACACTTGAAGAAATATAAAGGATTAATTTTTTATGGTGAGAGTATGGCTAAGCACACAATCGGATATGATTGGGAAAATATTCCCCCTTTCTTAGGATTTGATATTTTAGATACTAAATCCAATGAATTTAAAGGAATTAATGAGATGTATTTAATTTATGAAGATTTGGGATTAGAAACAGTCCCTTTGATTAAAACTATCGAAGCAGGAGATATTAAAGAAATAACAGATAAGGATGTTCCCAAATCAGAATATTATGGAGGACAAGCAGAAGGGATTGTGTTTAAAAATGCAGCTAAACAAATCTATGCAAAGTATGTGAGAGAAAAATTCCAAGAAAAAAATAAAGAAGAATTTGGAGGAGGAAAGAAATATGCCAAAACAGATGAAGCCTATTTTACAGCAGTCTATTGCACTAATGCCAGAATAGAAAAAGTTATTTGGAAAGTAATTGATGAAGGAAATAAATTAGAATTAAAGATTATGCCATTATTAATTAAAGCTGTTTACAAAGATATTTGGGAAGAAAATTGGAATGAGATTGTTAACACCCCACAAAAAACCATTAGTTTTGAGAAACTTAAAAAGAGTTTTACTAAAAGATGTTTCATAGTATTAAATAATCTTATTACAAATAATGCTATCGGAGAATTAAAATGAAAATAATTTGTAAGGGATGTAAAAAAGAAATAAAGAAAGGACATGCTTGTCCATTAATAGATATGAAAACAAAAAAAATTCATTCTTTTTGTGAACTTTGTTATTTTGAATTAACTAAAGAGGAAGTAAATGATGAAGATAATAATTCCATTTAAGACTCCAACAATAAATCATTTATATGGGCAAAGAGGATACCGAAAGTTCTTAACAAAAGAGGCAAAAGAATTAAGAAAAGAAATAACAGGGATAATTAAAAAAGAAAAGGAAAAGGGATTTTTTATAGTAAATACAAATAACATAGAGCTTACTGTTGAAATTTATGAAAACTGGCATAATAAAGATGGTTCTGTTAAAAGAAAGGATATTTCAAATAGAGAAAAGTTTTTAATTGATTCAATCTTTAATGAATTAGGAATAGATGATAAAGGGATATTTAAACATACAATGATAAAAAAACAAGCAGATAAGGAGTATGCAATAGTCAAAATAAAATAATGCTATATGGTGTATTGGTAGCACAAAAGACTCATGTCCTAAATGGCCCATCTATTTTAAAGGTAAAACTCCCAGAACGTCAGAGGTGATTCATCATTCTTCCTCTATCTGGATTCGGAAAATTTTTCACCTTAGGGCCAGGTTAGGGGAGTAATCTTTAGGGGGTGGTTCAATTCCATCTATAGCAATAATTAAAATGATTCTCCCACACGCTAAAGCATGGGGTATCAAAAATTAGAAACATGGTAAAAACAAAATTATTACAAGGAGATTGCTTAGAACTGATGAAGGATATTAAGGATAAGAGTATTGATATGATTTTATGTGATTTGCCTTATGGGACTACTAAGTGTAAGTGGGATATTATAATTGACTTTGAATTGTTATGGAAACAATACGAACGAATCATAAAGGATAATGGTGCTATTGTATTATTTGGCAAACAACCATTCACATCAAAATTGATTTTAAGTAATGTTAAATTATTTAGATACGAATTGATTTGGGAGAAAACAAGAGCTGGGAATAATATGCGAGTATGTAAACAGCCCTCCGCTATCCATGAGAATATTTTAGTTTTCTATAAATCTCAACCCACATATAACGATTTAAAATTTAGTGTTAATGATAAGTATATTGATAAGAGAAAATCAATAAGGGATTCTTTTTATAATTCTGAACATTATACTGGAGTTATGAAAAGGAAAAAGGATGATGGTTTAAGACATCCTCAAAGTGTTCTCCCATTTAATAGCGTATGGAAAAAAGGTATGCACCCAACGGAGAAACCAGTAGAACTTATGTCTTGGCTTATCAAAACATATACCAACGAAGGAGATTTAGTTTTAGATAACTGCATGGGTTCTGGAACAACAGGAGTAGCCTGTAAGAATCTTAATAGGGACTTTATTGGAATGGAGCTAGATGAGAAATATTTTAAAATAGCTGAAGAAAGAATCAATAAACTAAATTCAGAGGATGTTAAGACTTGTGCAACCAAGCACGTCATTCCTCCCAAGTCTAAAGACTCGGGTATCCTGTCTAAATTTACATGAAAACATTAAATTTTGAAGGATACGAGAGAGAATTTTTTAAGGATATAAATCTAAAGATAGTAGCAGAGATATTAAAATTGCCTGAAGGAAAAGATTTAAAAATGAAATTTGGAGATGGAGAAGTTATTATTAAAAAAATAAAAGGAATATACAATGAGAACAAAAGCTGAAATATTACAAGGAATGAATTTAATTGAGTTTGTAACAAGATGTAAAGTTGATTTTAAATTCTTTTGTGAAAGACTTTTAGGATTAACAGAATATGGAGGGATTCATAAATTCCAACTTGAATGGTTTTATCTTATCCAAAATAATGAAAGAGCAATAATTGAAGCACCATCAGGTTATTCTAAAACAACAATTGTTGGAGTGGCTTATCCTATTTGGATTATGTTTAATTATAATAGAAAAAAGATTCTTTTAATTTCAAAAACAATGCCACAAGCAAAAGATAATATGTTGGGACAAATTAGGGATTACATAGAAAATAATGAATTACTTAAACATCTTATTCCAAGAGATGCAGACAAGACCTGGAGTCAAACTCAACTTAAAACTTCAAATGGTTGTTCTGTAATAAATAGACCTTATTCTGTAAATATCAAATCTTATCGTGCAGATTACATACTTCTTGATGAAATAGATTCTTATGAAGATACAAATATCTTTTTTGATTATGTTGTTTCAAGATTAAATCCAGGAGGAAAAATAGTTGGAATTTCTACACCAGAAAATGAAGGTAGACTTATTGGATTAATTAAAGCAAGAAAACTAAAAGAATATATTATGAAAAAATATGTTGCTATTGTAAATTGTAAAGATCCTAATAATTTATCTTCTGGAGAAAGTGTATGGCCAGAAAGATTTTCTCTAGAATATTTAATGAAATTAAGAGTGGAACAAGGGGAACAATTTTTCCAAAAGAATTATATGTGCAATGTAAAAATTGGAAGTGAGGATTCTATTTTTAAATTACCACACCTAATGAATTGTTTTGATTCTGTTAGAGATTTTAAAGCAAATAAAGAATCTAAAGATGGTGTAGTAATTCTTGGAGCAGACTTCGCAATTAGTTCAGGACTCAAAGCAGATTTTGATGCTTATGTAATAATAGAGAAAATGGGAGATTATTATATAATTAAACATATTGAAATGTGGAAAGGAATTCCTACTCCTGCAAAAGTCGCAAGAATAGAAGAATTAATCCATGAATATAGTGTGGATATAATTGTTGCTGATGAATCAAATATTGGTCCAGAGCCAATTCGTGGACTTCAAGCGAAAGGGCATTATGTAATCCCACAAAAATTTAGTCCTGAAGAAAGAAAAAAACTTATTGTTACATTAAAAAATATTGTTGAGGCAAAGTTATTAGTTATTCCAAGACATTCAGATAATGAATATGCTTTAGATATTACAAATAAACTTATAACTCAATTAACAGGATTTGTTGAAAAAGAGAGTGAAAGAACAAAACATAGATTACTTGTTTCTACTGCAAGACATGATGATCTCGCTATGTCATTATGTATGGCTGTTAAAATAGGGACAGAACAGGTTACTGGCAATTTTGATTGGTAACAAAACATTTATATAGTTGTGATATATAGATATATTTATGGGTATTGATATGCAAAACATAATTAATGAAATTTCTGAAAATAAAATAAAAGTTAAAAAATCTATAAAAAACGTAGAAAAAACTGAAAAAAAACAAATAAAACAGTTAATTTTTGATGAAAAACTTAAAAAAGTAAATATTACCTCTAAAGAACTCGCAATTCAATTTGGCGTTTCTATCCCTGAAGTCGAATTAATTTTTAAAGAACTTAAAGAAATACAAAAAAAAGAAAGTGATATAAAAGAAAAACAAGTTAAAGAAAAAGCAATAAAGATAAATAAAAAAAGTATTTTTAATAAGATAAACGAAAAAATTAAAAAAATATTTGATAAGGAGGATAAGAGTACTCTTAAAGGAATTTTCTTAAAAATAGCTTTATTTGGTATTCCTCTTAATTTTTCACTATTAGTAATCTTTGGAATTAAATTTAATCTTTACAGTTGGATTGGTTGGGGATATGCTTTTTGGTTTATTGAAAAAGAAGCCTTACGTATGTTAAGATCTTTGTGGTTTAAATAATGGGATATATAAGTAATTTACTTGGCGAGCAGAAATTAATGGAAGGAGTTAAATTAGAAGAGCTTCCAGAAGGGGGAAAACAATATTCTTTAGGAAAAAACATAAAACCTGAAGAGCCTACTGTTAAATTTATAGAATTAGAATATTCTTATAAAACTGATGCAATAAATTTTAATGCAATAAATAAATCTGTTCAAATGATTATGGCTGGAGGATTTGGCAGATTCGATGATGTTCAAAAAAATGTTATTAAAAAATATGATACTTTTTTTGAGAATATTGGAGATATAGGACAAGATACAACTTTTGAAGAATTTTTTGAATCTATTTTTAGAGATGAAATGATTTATGGAAATGCTTATGTAGAAAAGATTTTTAATGAGGAGGATACTAGAATTGTTGATTTGGCAATAATAGATCCAAAAAGAATAGACTATGCGAAAACTTCTGAGGGAAAAATAGTTTTAAATAATTGGGGGAAACCAATTGGATATACTATAAAATTTAATAGTGGAACTGATTATTCAGGAGATGAAGTTCCAATTGCTTATGAAAAAATAATAAATATAAAAGCGAATTCTATTTTTATTCTAGCTAAAAGAATTTGTCATTTTAAAATCTACCCTGTGGGAGATAAATTTTATGGTATTGGATTACTTGAACCATCTTATAAATCTGTAATTTATAAAAAGAATATTGAAAAAGGACAAGCAAATTCAATTTATATGAAAGGATTTAATCCTTTAATTGGATATGTTGGAAATGATCGGAGAATGGCAACTCCCAAAGATATGGAAAATGTTTTAAATAAAATTAAACAAATTGATTCACTTAAATGTGGAGTGTTTCCTGACTGGGTAAAAATTGAACCAATAGAGATGACTTCTACAGATTTAGCAGAATCTGCTTTGAAAGATATGAGGTCAGATCAAATTGCTAGTTTAAGTGTACCTCAAGCATTAGTTTCAGGAAGTGGAGAAGATACAAACAGATCAACTTTAGCAACTCAAAAAGCATTATGGGAATTTACATTAAAAGATATAATAAAGCAAACTACTTCTATTTTTAGAAAAGGAATTTTAAAACCAATAAATAAATATAATGAATGTGGAGGAGTTCCAACTGTAAAATGGGGAGAATTAAAAGCAGAAGATCTTAGTGAAACAATTGGAAATATTATTAGATTACTTACTTCCAAAAGTGCTAATATCTCTCCAGAATTAACTGTTGATTTAGAAGAGCAATTAAGAGGATTAATGGATATAAGGATTAGTGGAAAAAAACCAAGAAAAGAAGTTAAGCCTGAAGAGAAAGAAATTAAATCTATGAAAGAAGATCTTTCAAAAATAAATACTAACCTTTTAAAGAATTTTGATAAACTTAAACAACTTGAGGAAGAAAAAATAAAATTAAAAGTTGAGCATAAAAAAGAAGTTTCTTCTATGACAGAAATGACAAAATTAGAAAGAACTGAAAAAGAAAAAGAGATTTATAATAAAAATAAAGAAGTAGAAGGAAAAATTGGAAAGTTAATTAATAGTGTTGAAGGAAAGTTGGAAGAAAGAGACAAGTTAATCAAGGATAGTAAAGAAGTTATATTGCAGGGGACATATATTACTGAATTAGAAGAAAAAACTAAAAAATTAATGAAGGATAAAGAAAGAGATATATTAAATAGAAAAGGTAAGTTAATTAGTAAATTACAGGAGGACCTAGAAAAATGATAAAAAATATAGAGTTATTTTATGATAAAGAATTAAAGAACAAAGTAGAAGGAGATATAACCTTTGAACCAATCCCAGTTGGAGAAAAAACAGAAAAAGTTATTTACTTAAAAAATAATTTAAATGTTCAAATTAAAGATTTAATTATTTCAATAATAAGAAATTTTTCAGAAGAAAGTTTTTTGAAAGTAAGTATCCTAAGAAAATTAAAAGAAGATTATCTAATAAATCAAAATTTAAATAAACAAAAATTGATTGAGATTCTAAAGGATTTATAATGACAAAAGTATTCATGTTCTGTCCAATTTTTAATATTCAAAATCCTTTCATTAGAAAAAATCACGAAGTGATTAGAGAAGTTGCAGATTGTGAAGTAAATTATTTTGAAGTTATTGGTGTTAGTGTAGAGCATAGTAAATCTATTGCTTATAAGAAATTTTTAGAAACAGATTGTGATTATTTTTTTAATGTTGATGCAGATATTTCTTTTTTAGAACCAGATAAAAGTCCAATAGATACTTTGATTTCTAATGGAAAAGAAATAGTTGGGGGAATTTATGTTTATAAAAGACCTCCTTGTTTACCAACACATAGACCCTTAGATTTACAAGAATCTTATGAAAAGAATGGAAAATTCCCAGAGGATTATAAATTTAATATTCCAAATGAAATTCATGAAGTAAAATGGTTATCTGGAGGATGTATGATGATTTCCAGAAAAGTAATAGAAGAACTTACTAAAGAAATTAAAGTTCCTAATCTTCCAATGATTTACAAAGATGAATATTTATCTGAAGATTACTCTTTTTGTCAAAGAGCTATTGAAAAAGGGTATAAAATTTATGCAGATTCAACAATTAATTTAGCCCATTTTGGAAATTATGGATATACTCTAAAAGATTATAATCAATATATATCTAGATAAATATATCAAAACATTTATATAGTTCTTATGTATAGATATATGTATGGAGAATATTGTAACTGTTGGAGCACTTTCTAACAAAAAATTAAAATCTAATGGAATTAGAATTTTAAAAGATAGAACTTTATTAGCTCCAGGATATTGGAACGGAAGAAATTATTCTAAAGAAGAAATTATAAAATGTTTTCATAAAACAGATTGGACTGATCCAGATGTTGTTTCTTTAATCGCAGATCATAATGACGACGACAATAAAGGCAGACCATTAACTATTCGAGATTGGTTAGGCTTTACTTCTAATCATTCTATTAGTGATGAGGGATTTATCAAAGCAGATTTAAATATTTGTGATTTAGAATTAGGAACTAAATTAGTCGATGGAAAAGCACCTTTTGGAGTAAGTCCTTTTGTTGCTGGAATGTTTGATGAAGAATCTCAAAGCCAAGTTGATTTTGTTTTTAAAAACTCTGCCATAGTTGTTGAACCTGCCTGTAAACAATCTTATATTAATGCTTATTTAAGTGATGATGAATTAAATGAAAAATTAGAAGAGATAGAACATTCAGATAGAATTAAAAAAAGAGTTGGAATGTTTAATTCTGAAATAAAAGAAGTAGGAAAAATGGAAGAAACAAAATCTACAGATGTTCGTGGAAAAAAAATAGAATCAAAAGGATTACAACCAATTGATCCAAAAAAGAAGAAAAAATCAAAATTTATAGAATTACAAGGAGGTAAAAATAATATGAGCGAAGAAGAAAAAATAGAATCTACAGAAGTAGAAGAAAAGAAGGAAGAAACAACTGAAGAAGTTAAAGAAGAAGTTAAAGAATCTGAGGAAACTAAAGAAACTAAAGAAACTGAAGAAGTTAAAGAAGTAGAAGAAGAAGAATCAGAAGAAAAACTTCTTGATAATATTGCGAAAATGACTGCAAAGTTGTTATCTAAAAGAAAGGTAACTCCTGAACAATCAAAATTGCAATCATTAGAAAAAGAAATTAGCTTCTTAAAAGACAGAATCCAAAAACTTGAAGAAGTGAAAGTTTCTGAAAGTAAGATGGAACAATCAAAGGAAAAGTTATCTGCAAACCCTAAAACAGTTCAAAGAACTAAATTGAGTGGTGAAGATGATTTTACTATGTGTGGAAATGGTCCTTCTCTAGGTAGTCGTGAATTCGCTAATCAATTAGGATACTAAAATGGAAGAAAGTTTTCAAAAATTAGCAGAATCAGAACCTAACGATACAAGAGGTAGTTCTGTAGCGTCTTATGGTTTACAACCTGTAACTTATCTAAAAGAACTTATCGATGGAGCAAAAAGTGAAATGCACTTTATTCATTGGGTAAGAGAAGATACAATACCAAAAGGAACTCATCAATTATCTCTTCCCAAAAGGAAGCAGTATAAAGGATATTATGGTTCTACTTGGAATACAGCAGGTAGTGATATTGGAGGTAGTAGTACTGGAACTGGACCTTATGCAAATACCCTTGCGGATATTTCATGGGATGAAGTTGATAATTACGATAATGTAACAGCTATTCCATTACCAGTTATCATAGGTAAGACATTACAAAGATGGGCATTAGATACAAATGCAATTAATTATTTGAATGAAGTTAAAAATGATTTAATGCATGATGTTGCTGATAGAATAGAATTTACTATTGCTTCAGACATAGGAGATGCTACAAACTCTACTAGTACTGCTGCAGGAGCACAAACACTTTACGGTGGGGATGCTACAAGTGCAGCTACATTAGCTACTGGGGATATAATTACAACAGATACAATTGCGAAAGGAATTAGAAAGTTGAAAGATCTCCAATTTGGATATAGAGCAAGTGCATCACACGGAGCTGAAATATTAGTTGCTATTTCAGATTATCACAAAAACCCATGGCAAAACACTAAGGATGATCCTTTTGTACTTTTCATTGGACCTGCACAAGCAGAAGCTTTAATGAAAGATTCTCAATTTGTAAATGCTAGTGAGTATGGAGATAATACAATCATCAAAAATGGTGAAATTGGTAAAATCAGATACTTAGGAGTTAGAATTGTTGAATCTAATCATTTGGAGAGAACAGCTGCGAGTGGTACTGCTCCAGATACAACAATTGCTACACCAGCGTGTACGCAATGTTTATTGATTAAAGCAAAGAAAGCCTTATCAGTAGTTTATGGTAAAAGACCAGAATTAAAGGTATGGGATTTCAATGAGAGAGAAGAAGTTAGAATGTCTGTAGTTATGTACTTGGACACAGTTGTGATTCAACCTGATGCAGTAATCAAAATACTAGTTTCAGACGCATAATTAAATTATTTACTTTTTTTGTTGTTTTTTTATTTTTTTTACTAAAAAACAACAGTCCTTTGGACTTAAAACTCATAATCAAAACTTACAAGTTTTGGAGGGCCCAGGGAAACCTGGTTGAGATTCGCCATAGGCGATGGACCCAAAAAAAGATGAAAGGAGGTAAAAGTAAAATGAGTAAATTTAAAAAAATAGGAGGAAGGTACGGTTTTCATAGTGGAAGCGGTAAAATGAAGAATCTAGAAGTTACAGGGAATGCATGGGTTGGTGGTATGCCAATCGG